GAAAAATAGATAAGATTGTCATCGTATCTTCAGCTTGGTCAATAATTTCTTGGTCAACATCAATGAGTGTATCAGTAAAGTCTTCAACAATTGATAAGTCTGCAACACCTGCCTTGTAGATGTTATCTAATACACTATCAAATAAAAATGGATTCTGTTTATTCAAAACAACCACTTTAACGAAAGAATCCTTTAGTGGCGCATAGTCATATTTTTTCCATGCCTCAAAATCATTACTTGAATCATCATACATTATTTTATGAAACATTTTATATGGATTCAAAATGAATTCAATCTCTCTTGTCTCAGTATCAAACACATGAAATCCTCTTGGGTCATTATAATCCGCCCATGTCATTTCATATTGATTGCCAAGATATGTGATATTGCCATTTGTTGACTTGTGATGGAAGTGACCAGACAATACAATATCAAATCTATCAAATAGTTTTCTATCTAATCCTTCGTGGCATATATTACCTCGATCCATTTCAAAACCTGCAATCTCAAAATGCCCAAATACAACTTCAACAGGTGCAGTCTTTAAAAACTCCATTGACTGTTCGTAGTTGTCTTCACATATCCAAGGCATCAATAGAATATCAACACCATCAAATGTAACTATCTTTGGATCGGTGTAGATGAACGGCTCATGTACACCATCATAAGTTGAACAAAGATTATGAATTGCATTTACTTTGTTTGTGTTCTTATAATAGGTGTCGTGATTGCCAATCATAATATGGGTATCAATACCCTCTGCCCATAATCTTTTCATAAATCGATTTTGAAAATCAGATGCGATATTGTGATTGATAAACTTTCTACGGTCAACAACATCACCTAAATGAATAAGCGTAGCGATGTTATGTTCTTTCAAATAGGGAAAGAATATTTTTTCCCAAAACTTGAAAAAGTACTGATTGAATACTTGACTGTCACCTCTTGCGCCGAAGTGGGTGTCATTAATAAGAGCGATTTTCATAGTCTCTTAGTATAACTTATATCAATGGGTTTGTCAAGGATTGTTCAGGTAATTGTTCTAAGAACTTTTCGACTCCTTTAGTCTTACCTTCTTTTTTCTTTTTCTTTGCCTCTTCAAAGGTATGAATGAACTCTGAAATGTTATCGTATAATTGGAACTGTTTCATGTTGCCGTCTGAGTCTTCAAACATTTCATTTTCACCAAGCAAACCAAACTGTTCTGTTGCCTTGTACTTAACATACAATTGTTTCTTCTCTTTCATAATTCTACGGAGAAAGGCAAAGTAAATGATTTGGGTAAAGTATGCAAATGGATTCTTTGACTTGATTGGGTCAAAGTTCCTAAAATACATTAGGCAGTTTTCAATACCGTCTGATATCATTTCATCTCTAAATGAGTATGATATGAAGTTAGGTTTCCTTGAAAGATGTTCTGCAATCTTTAGGAAACATTCCCCAATATAATTTGGAATCTGCGGGTCTTCTTTTTCTGCTGCTTTGGCAACATCACATTTTTCTTTATACTCTACTAGAGCCTCTAGAAAATCGGCATTATTTACATAGTGTCTTGGTTTCTTTTCATTCATATTTCTTCCTTTTATTTAGCTTGACATCGTACTTGACAACTGTTAACATGGCGGTGTCCTCCGTTAGATGATACATTAGCTTCCACATCAATGTAGCCTGTTAGATTTCTTTCTTTTGATAATCTCAACAACATCTTCCTTTGTTAAGTCGCCTTCGGGGTCTTCATCATCATCATCATCATCTTCTTCATCTGATGCCTCTCTTAGATTTTGAGAGAGAGTATTATCTTTCAACATTTTCATTTGAGTAGTATTAATAACATTGTGGTAGTATTCTTTCAAATCATCCTTAGGTTCAACGATGGTAAGTATATCACCCGAAAGAACGGTTGCAATGTTATCTTTAATCAATTCAATAGGCAACCAAGGTAACATCATCATTACTGTACCTTGTGATGTTCTCTTAAAGATAAGATGCATTGGATTATCCAACACAACAACATTAGTGTTTGTATTGCCAGAGTAACCAGCAATAATGTCCTCACCGCTTTGTAAACGGACTATACGGACACCTTCAAATAGATTATTCATCTTTGAGTTCGATATTATAGAATTTGTATTTAAATTTTTCGTCATCATATATTCTAACACGATCCACAAAATGTTTCAAGGTGTAATTGGTATATTTGCCTATTCTAAAGTCATCTGAGATATCAAATAGAACTGCCTCATCTTTGTTATCTCCAATTCTTAATCCTCTTCCTATAGATTGGAGATTACGAATACGAGACTTTGATGGAGAAGCAAAAACAATATTGTGTAAGTTACGAATGTTAACGCCAGTAGAAAAGGTACCATAAGAAGCCACAATAATAGCGTCTTTTTCCTTTTCAGTAATTGCACGAACTGATTCCCGAATCTCAACATCCGTGCCGCCGAAGACAAAGAATACATGCCTATTTTTTGCATGTTCTTTAATAAGTGCATGTAACTCCTTACCGTGTTTTTCAACAAATTGAAATAGCACAAGAGTGTTACCATTAAGAGATAGCGTGAGATTCTTAATAAAATTATTTCTTGCAGTATTCATAACTATGTATTCTATTTCTTGGTTATAGTCCCAAGACCTTGCCATCTTACACACACTCTCTGGATGTTTAAGTATAAGGCATTTAATTTTAAATGATGCAAGTTGACCTTTATCAATCAAATCGGCAGTAGATGTTGCTTTATAAACTGGACCAAACAAACCTTCCAACACTAGTTTATGTGTTTGAGTACCATCTAAAGTACCAGTTGTTCCTATTCTATATTTAGCATTCACACAACCTGAAAGAATAGTAGTGAGAGACTTTGCTTTGAATTGATGTGCCTCATCACCAAGAACAAAATCAAATTGTTCAAAGTATTCACCAGGGTTTTTGTAGATTGATTGCCAAGTAGTAATGGTAAGAAATTTGTTAGTGTGTTTTTCTTTACCAGAATATTGACGGTGGCAGTATTGCTCTGAATCATAACCATAATCTTCAAAGTCTTTATACATCTGCTCGACTAATGAAGTTGTTGGTACAATTAACAAACCTCTTCCATTCTCTATTTGCAAATAACGAATGATACAATACAATACAAGAGATTTGCCTGATGCCGTTGGTGATAACAACAACATTCTTTTATTTCTAATTGCCTGTACAAAAGACTTTAACTGATAGTCTCTAATCTCATGCGGCAATTTAAGTGTGTCAACGAATTCTTTTGCTTCAACTAATGAAAAGTTTTGTGTGACTGATACATCAGAATCAATCTCTAATGCATAATCTCTTTCCTTACAAAATATTTCAATGTAAGGAACAAGACCATGATAGATGGTGAAACTTCTTAGGTCTGCTAACCTAATTTTACCATCCCAAATTCTAGATTTAAATGCGGGTGTGAATTGATGACCTGGAACAAAAAAGGTAAAGTAATCCGACAACTCTTGTGCAATACCTCTATCACACTCAAATTGAATATATGCTTCATTCTTTTTATGTAGAATTAAATCAGACACCTTGTATGAATCTTTCCCATGCTATAAAATCACGAAGTTGAAATGTCCGTGAATTCAATTCTTTTAATATACTCTGACACACATCAACAATTTCATCATGCATCATTTTGCTTGCAAGATGTTTATTGATATCATCATCACTCTCTAAGTATGTAGTGAGTTCGGATTTCAACACATATGGAAATGGTTCCCAATTGTATTGTTTTAATTGGTCATCATCCAATTTGCCTGTGTAGTATTCCCACTTCAGTCTCTTCATTTTGTTATACTTGAACTCAGATTCTTTAGACAACAGCCGATGCCTTGAAAGTATATTCAAGTATTTGCTGTGTAGTTTTGGAATGTTGATTAGCTCTTTGCCTGGTTCTGTTCTGTCTATCTCAGAATCGGCACGCCACATCTCAAGTAAATCATCAAGTTGTTTCATGGTAAAATTCCTCCTTTATTGATTGGAGGATACACTAAAAGGGAATGTTTGTCAAGCCTTTTAAAACAATTTTTCTATATCGTAGTAACTGTACCTAAAAGAGGCATCGGCGCTCATTGCTGTATCAGGTGAATCATTTGCACCCATAATGTAGGTAGATAATGATGTTGGAAAACAATCATATAATTTGTACTTATAATAAGGTGTATTTGATGAAGACAATATTGTGATTGAAACATCAGAGTATTGTGGTTTTTTTGTTGCGGCTAATGTAGCATTTGCTTGTCTGCTAAGATTACCAAGATTTACATACTCAGAGAATTCTTTAGGAAAGGTCATGGCACGAATCCAATCGTGTATTTCTATCCAACCTTTTAACTCTTCATCAATCAAAAAGGTAATATTAAGTAAATCATAAATTGCTTTCTCACCAGGAACATACACATCAACGAATGGTGTATTCTGTGGAATTTCAGACAATGAAATACCAGGAACACTTACTGACTGGCAGAAGTATTGTATACTAGGTGCCCGAGAAAAGTTTATGATAAACTTATTCGGTTGTAGAAAGTTTGGATTGTTTGGGTTTCTGTTAGTGGCTGTCATATGTGTATTTATGCACCAAAAAAAAGAGACCTCTTTGTGGGAGGTCTCTTTAAAGTGTCACTCTTAACGGTGACTTTTGGATTACATTATGTTTGTAATCTTGAACGCACGGTAGTAGTTGTTAGACAAACCAGTCAATGCACCAGCACCTTTTGAAGTGCCTTCTGCGAATGGGTTTGCAACAATGCCGTAGCGAGTCTTGAAACCAATCTTTGGTTGGAATGTACCAGTGTCAACTGCACGAACCATTTGCAAAGGAACATATGGGCAGTAGAAAATACCAGCGTCATATGCATTAGAACCTTTGTAACCAACAACTGCGAACTCTGAAGTACCGCTTGTAGTTGCATATGGGTCAATGTACACTTTGATACGACCAAACATTGTACCAGCAAATGTATTGCCAGTATCGTCAACTGTTAAGTTAACTTGTGATTGCAAAGCAGAGTTATAGTCTAACAAACCAGCCATCGCAAATGCAGATGCAACATCTGAAGAAACGATGATGATGTTACCTTTACCTCTACGAGTTGTTTTAGCAATCGTATTGGCTTCTCTTTCGATTTGGAATGCCAAACCTTTAACTTTTTCTACCATCCAACGACCGTTAGAATCTGTATCTAAGTCAAATGTACCGGCAGTTGTAGTGCCGATTTGTGCGCCTGTTACAGCAGTTGCGTAGATTGTACGAACAACTTCACGGTTAATTTCTGCAAGAATTTCAGCAGAAAGAATGTTGCTCAATTCGGTTTCAGCGTCAAGACCGTGAACAGCTTTCAAGTCTTGTGCGAGTTCCATTGAGTACTCGGCCTTCAATGCACGGGTGTTAGCAGTAACGGTAACTTTCTCAATTGAGAAACCCATTTCACGGAAAGGATTATCTTCACCAGTCGCTGTAGTAACACTTGGAACTGGAGCACCGTTTGCAACGAATGTGTTAGCGGCCGCAGCACCAACTGCCAATGCAACTTGTGCAGCACCAGTACCAGAGAAACCTGTGTTAGCTTCGTTGAAGAATGCTTCTACGCCAGATGATGGAGCACGTGTAGTGTCATACATTGAACGCATTGCGAAAATCAAGCCTGTTGGGCCTGTCATTGGTTGTACACCGCAGATATCGTATGCAATCAAGTTAGGTAGTGAACGGCGAACCAAGCTGATTAGAATTGGATCAAAACCGGCAACTGGACCTGTTGCAGTAGAAGAACCACTAAAACCGCCTGTACCAGCAGAGTTAGTAGGTGCAGCTTCAGTCATCATTCCTGTTTTCTGCATTTCAGTTGCTTGGTTTTCCAAGATAACGGCTGTTACAGCACGCTTATATGGATCACTAATTTTTGGTAAATCGGGATGGTCTAAAACACCTTCCCATTTTTTTTGTAATGATTCGGACAAATACATTATTTTATCTCCTAGGGTTTAATTAAAATTTGGTTTTAGAAATTGCTTGAGATACAGCAGCA